CCTCAACATCCAAGGCCACCAGTCCCGCCAAGATCGTCTCATGTGTCGACATAGACGTCGCCCTGTCACGGATTGGTGCATTGCGCGCAAAGTGGCCTGACCTGCCAGCGGACGTCGCCAAGGCGATCGCTCAGGGCACCCGCTACGAGGAAGTGATCAAGACCTCAGGTGAGATGGAAGAAGTCCTGCCCCTCTTGGGCTATCAACCACCTGAACCTAAGGTCGAGGTCCCGAAACCCAGTCTGCCAGATCCCATTCTGGGCGAGATGCTGACCACAGCGCAACTCCAGGAGCGCCTAGCTCCAGGTGAGCGCCAGTGGTGGCCTCTTGCCATCCTAGTCGGGCTAGGTTTACTCACTGCCATTCTGGTAGTAGCGCTCACACTGATCCAGGGCCACATGGTCCCACTAACGTGCGCGCTATTCACAACCGGACTGGCGTTCTTCTTCGTCTTCGTGTACGTTTACCGTGCAGTGGAAGATGGTTACGGCGGCTGGCTAGTAGAGGAGTTGGTTCTGGGCACGGGCGAGGTCGATAACCGCCTGCGCACTTTGAGCCACATTCCAAAACAGGCCAGGCCCATCCGCTGTCACCACTACCACTGGAAGTACCAGGAGGACGACCATGACCTCTACGTGGTGGATCACTGGGTTTCAGCAGCCCTCGCTGAGTATCCACTCAACGGAGACTTGGACGCGTTCTTGCGAAATGTGCACCAGAAGTTCTTGAGATGCGGCGAGCTCAACGTCGCCGCCGAGGACTACTTGCGCTTCAAGCAGGACACGACCGAGTACATAAGGTTGGTCTGTGAGGGGGGTTTTCACGTTCGCGCTCCGGCAAGCTGGGCCGGCGCGCGACGAGTGTAAACCAGCGGGATATTGGCTCAAGCACCCTCCGGGCGACCGGATACAGGGTGCGTGAGGTGCCTCTGGCGCGTGTCGGTGAGGACAGCGCTAGGGGCAAAGTGGTCGATCCGGGTAAGGCACCGCGGGCGCGTTCGACGAATTTCGTCAACCTGCCGGCGGTGCCGTCAATTCCCACTGTAGCACCTGTCTCTCCAGATAGGTACGACAAGGATACGGCCATCCAAGGCATGCGTAAGCGCTACGCACGTAATGTTCCGCCACTTGACCCTAAGTACAAGGAGCCTTTTGCCAAATTTGTCCGAAAGTGGGCGCGTGATCATTTGCGCCCTATAGACAAGCCCATGGAGTTCGAGGAATGGCTAGCCTCGGAGTCCTACTCACTAGCCCGGAAACAGCAGCTGCGTGAGGTATACCAGCAATGGCATGCCGGCAGTTTAAAACTCCGCGAAGAGTTGCACCGCGTTAACGCGTTCATAAAATCGGAATCGT